ATGATGAATTCTCAGCACCATCTAGGGGTTCTTCTGATTTCAGTTTAGATTAACAGCTCTTGTATACAGGGGAGTTAATCTAGCTCCCCTTATACATTTAAATTGGGTTGCTATGATTTCTACAAAGAATTTAATATATGATTTAGCTGATGTCCCAAGAGAGTGGGTATTTGAACACTATCTAAACCTTACTGAAAAACTTACAGGTCAGGATATTAAAATAAAGTCTGTATTTAATACACGGGAGAAAACACCTTCTATGTGTATTTATATTGACAGAAATAATATTTATAAGTTTAAAGATTTTTCTTCAGGTAATGGTGGTGATGCAATTAGTCTTGTCCAAAATCTATTTAATTTATCCACTAGAGGTTCTGCAAGTTATAAGATTATTGAAGACTATAACCAATATGTTCTAAACAATGGTTATAATCCTATTAAATCTTACAAACAGCACAGTAAGTTTAAAGTTACTGATTATGAAATGCGGCACTGGAATACTCTTGACCAGAAATATTGGATGGGATTTCACATTGGTTCTAGATTGTTGTCTAGATATAATGTTGTTCCACTAGAATATTATGTGATGACAAAGACAGATGAAAATGATGTTGTGTCAAGCATAACTATCAGGGGTAACTATATCTATGGGTATTTTAGAGAAGACGGGACACTCTATAAGATCTATCAGCCAAAGGTTAAAGAAAGTAAATTTATCAAGGTAAGAGATTATATACAGGGTACGGAACAATTAGTATTTGATAAACCTTATTTGATAATTACATCTTCCCTTAAAGATCTGATGGCATATCAAAAACTAAAGATTAGTAATTCAGAAGTAATTGCACCAGACAGTGAGAATACTATGATACCTGAGAACATAATGAATAGCATTAGTTCTAAGTATCAAAAAGTATGTGTGTTGTTTGATAATGATGAGGCTGGTATAAAAGCTGCTGAGAAGTATAAATCAAAATATGGTTTTGAGTATGTAGTGTTAGAACTTGAGAAGGATTTATCAGATTCTATTAAAACACATGGTGTAGATAAAGTAAGAGATAATCTTTTGCCATTATTAAAACAAACATTATTATGAGTTGGATATATCAAGGTAAAGAGTTTGATGACAAACAAATTCCAGATGGAGCAGTAGGCTTTGTTTATATAATGTCTGCTATTATAGATGGAAAATCAGTTTTATATGTAGGTAAGAAAAACTTCTTTGCTAATGTCAAAAGACCTCTTGGCAAAAAAGCTCTGGCTATGTCTACAGATAAAAGATTAAAAAAGTACAAAAGAGAACTGAAACCTGACTTTATGAATTATTACAGTAGTAATAAGATTCTTAAAGATGCTCACAAATCAGGAGTACCTATCAAAAGAGAAATTCTTAGGATATGTTATTCTCAGATGGAGCTTACTTATCAGGAGACTAAACATCAGTTTATCTATGAAGTACTTGAAAAACAAGAATTCCTAAATGGTAATATTTTAGGTAGGTTTTACAAATTCAAATAATTATGACAGAACAAGAATTAATGCAAACCTTGATCCAGTTAGCGGATCTGGGGGTTACTGGTATTAGAATAAGTTATGAAGGTGGAGGAGATAGTGGTTGTATAGAAGATATGATGTATACAGATAAAGAGGGTGTTTCACTTATTGAAGTTCAAAATTTATCTTGGGATTCTAAGAATCTAAGAAACTTAAGTAATGAACTTGCAAACAATATAGAAAACTTTACTACAGATACAATTCTTGATACCATAGAAGATTGGTGGAATAATGAGGGTGGTAGTGGTACATTATCTATACTAGTTCCTTCCGGAGAATATAATGTAGAAAACAACATTAGAAGAGTTGAGTATGATGAGTTTTTTCATGAAGGTAATTTATTTAGAAAAACAGAAGACTAATGTCACATCCTTGGCAACATGCAAAATCCTCTGCTAGAAAGTGGGGAGGTTTTCCAATTGATTACATAGAGATTCATAACTGGTTTGATGAAACTAAAGCTTGGATAGGACATAGTAAACATAGAATGTTCAGACACCACAGTGAAGGAATATTTGAATGTGAGAAAAAGTTTGGACCAAGTTTTGAAAATTCAGAAGGTAAAACTGTATACACAAGATATGTTGGAGAGCAACATGTAAAGGAAGATTGCAATGGTTATATTCCAAGTGCTAAAGAGTGGGTGGATAATATAAATACACCTACAGAATGGATGATAAAAACTTTAAAAATTGAAGACTGATGATTTTAACAAAAGAAGAAGTAAAGAATCTGATTGGAATGTTAAGATCTCCCGACAAGGATAATAGACTTGTAGCTTTTAAGATAATAGAAGATTTAGATCTTAAAAAGCATGTTGGGGAGATAATGGTAATGTATAAATATGGTGAGTATAATTTAGAAAGTTGGGAAGCTGACTGTAAACCTGCTTATGAGTTTATAGTAAAGAGAATTGAGAACTTTAATGGAGATTGGGAAAGTAAACTTAGCTCTGGAGAAGTACTTTCACTAATGACAGCAAATAAATCTAGTAAGCAATCAATAGAATTATTCTTAGAATATTTTATTAGAGACATGACTAGGATGTTAGATGCTATGGGGTATCCTACAGACAAGTTTGAGTTAGACATAAAACTAAAAGAAGATGGACAAACAAAGAAGTCTTAGTAAGATTAGTAAGGAGCTAATGTTGAAAGAGCCCTATTATGGGTTCTTTCTCATTATGCTCAATAAAGTATGGAGAAAAGATCTTCCTACTGCAGGTGTGAGTAAGAATGGTATCAACTTTCAGTTGGCCATTAATGAGGATTTTTGGACAAGCCTGAGTGAGATGCATCAAATGGGATTACTAAAGCATGAATTACTTCATATTGCTTTTGGTCATCTTACAAGCTTTAAGTCTTTTAAGAATAAAAGACTAGCAAATGTGGCAATGGACATGGAGATCAATCAGTTTATAGATAAGGATTGGTTACCAGAGGGAGGAATAGATATAAATAACTATGAAGATCTAAATCTTGAAAGAAAAGCTGGTTGTAGATATTACTATGATAAGCTGAATCAGTTTCAAGATGAGAAGGATAAGAATGGTACATGTGGTAATGATGAGATGGATGAGTTACTTGACCAAGTAGCAAATGGAGAGGTGCCTGACCATAGTACATGGGAGGAGTTTGAAGATCTTAGTGAGGCTGAGCAGAAGCTAATAGAGAAACAGTTACAAAAAGTTTTAGCTGATGCTAAAGAACAGACTATCAAGAAGCGCGGAAATATTCCAGGTGAGATAGAAGGAGTAATTGTTGTTGAGGAAATAGTTCCACCTAAGTTTGATTGGCGGGGATATATTAGAAGATTTACTGGAGTGAGCACAAAAGTATTTACAAAGAAAATCCGCAGAAAAGAAAACAGAAGATATGAAGAGAATCCAGGTCTGAAGATTAAGATGAGACAGCATATGTTGTTGGCTATTGATACTTCAGGTTCTGTAAGTGATTCTGAGCTACAAGAGTTTATGGGTGAGATTCACCATATTTACAAAACAGGTGTAGATGTAACTATAATGCAGTGTGATACTAGCATTAGGTCTATTGAGCCCTATAAAGGTAAGAATGAAATAAATGTAGCAGGAAGAGGAGGAACAGAGTTTGATCCTGTCTTGGATTATTATAATGCTAATCAAAAGAAATATACTAGCCTGGTGTATTTTACTGATGGTGAGTGTTGTACATCTGTAGTACCAAAAGGTAATGTCCTTTGGGTATTGTCAGAAAGATCACATATGAATGAAGATTTACCAGGTAGAGTAATTAAATTAGAATTATAAAAATTATGAATACAGTACAGTTAAACGTAGAAGAGTTAAAAGGATTTATCCGTCATATGGTTAAGAATAACCAGCATATTCAAGCTGAAGGTAAAGTACCTGTAGCAATTAACATAGAAGGTGATGCCGGTCTTGGTAAGACTTCTGCTATTATGCAGTTGGGTAAGGAGCTTGGTATGGATGTAGTAAAACTTAATCTATCACAGATAGAAGAACTAGGTGACCTTGTTGGTTTTCCTGTTAAAGAATTTTTAGTAAAGAATCAGGAAGGTAAACAAAGATGGATAACTGAAGCTCAGATACAAGGAGCTCTTAAAGCGGGATATACTGTTGCTGATAAGAGAATGGCTCATGCTGCTCCTGAGTGGATTCAAGGTAAAGGTGAGGGTGGTTTCTTAGTATTGGATGATTATACTCGTGCAGACCATAGATTTATGCAAGCTACTATGGAGATTTTAGATAGACAAGAATATGTTTCTTGGAAGCTACCTAAGAACTGGCATGTTATCTTGACTACTAATCCAGACAATGGTGATTATAATGTTACTAGCTTGGATGTTGCTCAGAAGACTAGATTTATTTCTGTAGAGATGAAATATGATTCTAATGTGTGGGCTAAGTGGGCTGAGACTGCAGGGATAGATGGTAGATGTATTAACTTTATGTTGATGAATCCAGAGCTTGTAACTCAAAGAGTTAATCCAAGATCTATTACCACATTCTTTAATGCTATTAGTTCTATTGCTAAGTTTGAAGATGAACTACCTCTTATTCAGATGATTGGTGAGGGCTCTGTTGGAGCAGACTTTAGTTCTATGTTTACTATGTTTATCAATAATAAACTAGATAAGTTAATCTCTCCTGAAGATATCTTGACTAAGGATAAGGATTATGTAATGGGAGCTCTAACAAATGCAGTTGGTAAGGATGATAACTTTAGAGCAGATATCTCTAGTATTATTGCAACACGGGTAATTAACTATTCACTTGTTCAAGCTGATAAAGGTACAATTAGTCCGGCAATAATTGACAGATTAGCAATTCTAACTACTGAATGTGATGCATTTACAAATGACCTTAGATATTATATGGTCAAAGAGATAGTAAACGGAAACAAAGTTAAGTTTGCTAAGCTCATGCAGAATACTAATGTGGTGAAGATGGCTATCCAATAAAACAAAGGTGGGCAATCACCCCCTTTAAACAAACATTAATCTGATTAAAAACTAAGATAGGGGAAGGTAATACTTCCCCTAATCTTTATAAATTAAACTATGGAAAAATTTGTTCATATTGATTTGACCAATGGGTCAGAGTATAATAACATACGTGGTTTTAATGTAGATATTATAGAAGGTCTTGAAGATTCAGTTTCTACATTTGTAAATTCAAAGGGATATGTTCCTACAAAGGGAGACACAATATATCTATTGCCGGGAGTTAATATCCCAAGAATGAAACTAAAAGACCTTGCACTAAATCTTGGTATCAGAGTAGTAAGAGATCCAGCTAAAGCTACTGTTGTATTCAGTGGTAAGAGTAGTGTGGGCAAACTTACTACATCTACATGGTATTATTTTGCTGATGCAAATACTATTCTTGAAAATGTAAAGAAACTTTGTAAAGATAATTATTACATTGACAAATTAGAAGTAGCAATATCAAACACAGGTGCTACAAGAGTTTGTTCAGGTTGGTCAGACATGAGAAATACTCTGTGTAATGGGGATATGAGCATCTATGAAAGTCAATATATTTATGGTATTGAACCAGAGTATCAGGAAACATATGATGCTATTCAGGGTAAACCAATTTATTGTGAGTCAGAGTTGCTTACCAATATCAATGGTGATGATTCTACAATAATAGACTATGATGTATACCAGCAGCTAAAAAGTATGTTTGAAAGCTCTGATAATGACAATCACATCCTGGCTATGGAAATTATGGCTAACTCTCATTATGAGAACAGTGTGCTGTACTTACTGATGCTTATAAGTGATTTTAGTGGTGTAATATCTAATACACATACTAAAAACCATGTGAACTTCAAGTCTATGCTTGCTTATTTTAATTGGGTTCCAAGACAAGTTAGTCATATGAATGCTGATGATATAATCAAGATAATAGATGAAAAAGGTCTGTTAACTCTAGATATGATTAAGATATTGTATAAAGAGTATGCCAATGATATTCATAGAATGATTTCATATGATGAGGTCTTTGAAATCAAGGAAGTTACTATTAAACAGGGCTATCTTGACAAACTTAATTTAACATCTCTTAACTTAATTGATCCTGAAGAACTTGAGGTCACAGATCCGGTAGATGAAATAGTTACTGATGAACTTATAGAAGCTGCAATAACTAATATTAAGAGAGATGAACTTAAGTCAGAGTTAATAGCTATTGAAGAAGAATTAAGTGCAGACCAGGGGACCCCTGAAGAAGAATCAAATAACAATCAAATAGAAAAAACAAATGGAGATGACTTTGAATGGTTCTGAGGAACTAGAAAAATTCTATAAAGAAAAGTTTTACTTTAGCTACTCTAGCATTAGTAAACTTCTTTATTCTCCGGTAGCATTCTATAATCATTATGTGCTCAACAACAGAGAAGATAGTGTTGGCCCTCACCTGGTAGCAGGTAGGGTCATACACTGTCTCTTGTTTGAAGAGGATAAGTATGATGATTATTTTACAAGCATGCCGGGAAAACTACCAACAGATAGTCAGAAGAAAATTATTGATAATATTTTCAAGACACACTTGACAATAGAAAATAATTCTCTATCTTTGGAGGACTACTCACAAGATATACTTACAGAGCTACTCACAGCTAATCTCTATCAAAATCTTACTGATGATAAAAAAGATAAGTCTATAACAGGAGATTCAAAAAGACTTGATAAGATACTCACAGAGGAAAACAAACAATACTTTAATTTTCTTAAAGAAGCCCGTGAAAAAACGGTAGTAGACCAACCTACTCTAGATGGCTGTAGAGCAAGTGTTGAAGTACTTAAGTCTAATAAAGACATAAGACAATTACTACAATTTGATAGGGCTAAAACAGATGATCACATAGAGGTGTATAGTGAGTTGCAGGTGCAGGTTGACGTGGATTATCTACCATATGGTTTTAAGGGTATAATAGATAATCTTGTGATAGATAGACAATCTAAAACAATATTTATCAATGACCTTAAGACTACAGGTAAATCTTTACTAGAGTTTCCTGAGTCCGTGCAATATTATAAATATTGGATTCAAGCAATTGTATATGAGAAGCTTGTGTTTCATAAGTTTCTAAAAGATTTACCAGATCTGGCAGAGTGGAAGTTGTACTTTACATTTATTGTAATAGATAAATACAACCAAGCTTATCCATTTCAAGTCTCAGCAGAGACAATGGCTATATGGCAGCAGGACTTTGATGACATAACTGATATGATTAAATATCATTATGAGAACAAGGACTACACACTACCATATGATTTAGTTTTTGGTAATGTAAAATTGTAAGCTTTATGGTAATAAATACACTTTATGTAAAATATTTTCAGAAGTCCAAGATATTTTTGTATCCGCTCTTGGGCATTAAAAGAGGTAGTAGTGTTGTTCCAGTTGAAACATTTATCAGCTGGGGTGAGAAATATACTCCCGAGGATGCAAAGCTTATTTGTTTATATGATATAAGAGAGGACGCAGAGTATAGAAACTTTGAAAAAACAATCTTATTAAAGCATAATAGGCTACATGATTATATAGTTTATGAAAATCAAAGTGTATTTGTATTTGATTTCCAGGATTTTAAGGAAGATTGGAATTATTTTGTAAATGGTAAGTACAGCAAACTAAAGGATAGTACAAAGGAAAGAATTCTTGGATTCTTTGAGAGGTATAGCGGCAAT